GGTCTCGGCCATTGTAAACAATTTCAATCCCTCGTTTTTCACAAATGTCTTTACCTGTGAACTCTTTATCTTTATATTCAACACCTAAAATTCTAACATCTATTGGCAGTGTGAGCAAGATGTCGCACAGGTCTTTTTCGGTCTGATAGACAACTATTTCGTCCACATATCGTACTGCTGCTAATTGTATTTGTCGTTCCACAATACTTTGAACTGGTGGATTTTTTGTATCGGGTCTATCTAATGATGCATCGGTTTGTAATCCGGCAATTAAGTAATCGCAATGGTTTTTAACTTCTGCCAACATAGCAATATGTCCTGCGTGGAGCAAATCGTATTGCGAAAATACAATTCCGATTTTTTTTCCTTCTGCCTTAAGTTCTTTAACTTTATTGAATATCATTGTTTGAGAATGTTTATTATTTTCTTTTGTTCTTCTTCGTGAAGCCAATCTTCTTCTATCGTGCCGAAGTTTGGACAATGCTTAAGAGCATCATCCAGTGCTTCTTTTAGTTTGTATAGGTCTTGTTTGATATACCAACCGTTGAATCCGTCGGTATATGGACTTGAGCAACTATGCGCGGCCCATCTTATTTGTTGCGCGATATTATCGGTATCTAAAGGTTTTTTGAATCCCATGCTTTATGATAGCACGGGATTCATATTGTGTCAATTGTTTTGATTAACTACGGCGGTCAACGTCTGATGGTTTTTCATCCGATACAGCCATAATGGCATCCAAATCTGCCATTTGTACTTTAGTAATTGAACCGTCTAGGTTTTCTACTTCGGCAGCACGACTCCAGCGGCCGTGTTCGATTAGAATCCAATCGCCGACTTTAAAATCAGTTTGATCGGGCCCTACTGACCATACTTTGCCCCAACGTGGTCTAACACCGTGTGCCTTACCATTATCGCTAGTTAAAATGATACCACTTCTGGTACGTTCTTCGCCGAAATCCATGTCGCTAAACAACACACGATTTTTAATTGGCTTGAGTTTACTTGCTTCTACTTTCATGCTTTACCTTGTTTGGGTTTAGTAATCGTTGCTGGAATTTCTTCAGGCGGCTCGAATTCGCTCATGTCTGGAATTGCTTCAACTGGCGCAGGTACTGGATCGGCCTTGGCTAATGTTTTCTTTCTAGCAACCTTAGGATTGCTTTCGTAATATTCTGCGACCATGTCTTCGCGGCGTTTGACAATTTTTCCACCTGCTCCTAACTTGTCGCCACGAGCATTTAAATTGGCATTGCCTACTGCTGGTACTAATTCGTTTTGACGCATTAGTTTTTCCATATCTACCATTTTACCCTGCATTGATCTATGTACCATTTTTATTCTCCTTTTAAGAACTCTTTTATATCGAGTCCGAATTTTAAACTATCGATTTTATGTATGCCTATGAGGTATAGCACATAACTTGCTACACTACTACCACGCCCTACGCCCCATACGATTTTATTTTCTCGCATAGTATCTACTAGGTATTTACAATAGTAAAGTACGTCGAACATACCATGCTGGATGAACAATTCTAATTCTTCAGTGACGCGGGCAGTTTGTTGTTCAGTTTCGCACATACCATACAACATTTCCACTAAGTTTGGGCAGTAGTCATTGGGCATGAACCACTCGACTTGATTTGCTTCGTCGAACAATTCTACACTGTCGAATTGATCATGTACGATTTTTTTAAGTTCAGGGATACGGTCGGCGTTAGTTCGTCTTGCCTGATTAAATTGGTCAACGAAACTTAGATATACATCCTCTAAGGAAACTAATTTCCCCGTGTACAAAGCGTTAAACGCCTCAATCTCAGATATCTCTATTTCGCCGTAGTTATTGGTTTTCATCCTTGCCGCCCTTGATAATTCGAGGTTCGAATTTTTGGCGTTCGTTGATGTTTAAGTCGTTCCAGGAAACATCACTACCCTGTCCAGTGTCCAAAGAATCTTTGTTCCACCAATGATCGCCGATTAAATCTAATCCGGATTCATCAGGATTAGTTATACAATATTGTATGTGTTCGCCGACCATGCTGTCAATGGTAATTAGTCCAATATCAAAATATTGTTCAGTCATTGCTAGGAACTTGCTGAATATTACGCAGCCCAAATAGTAATCGTACGGATCACTTGGCAGTAGAACTAAATTGTTTTCTATGTTGCTCAATGATCCTACGATGGGGTTATTTTCAGCAACCATTATGCTGTTCTGCAGATAGTTTTCTACAAAGAAGCGTAATTTTTTAAATCCTGTGGTAATATTCCCATTGCCCATTGTTGTGGGCTCTACATTGACATTGATCATGTAACTGTTGGGTAAAATGATATTTTCTGTAATTATGGTGCAGGAAAAACTAACGGGCCATATAAATTGTTGTAAATCAGTCGACATTAATTAAGTCACCTACATCTTTATCTTGTTTCTTTAACGCTGCCTTCATGTTCTCGGCATTTCTGCGTAGTTGTTCATCTTTGTACATGTTTAAGTTTAATACAACTTGTTGCGCTAAACTACCATTGCCTAGTCTTAACGCTACATTATATTTGTGTGTTAGGTCTAGGATTTTATTTTCTAGTTCTTGGTCCTTGAGTTTCGAAGGATCTTTTAACAATGGATTGAACATTTAATTTCCCAAGGCTGACCAATAAAATTCCGAAGCGCCGCCCGCAGTGTTGTTAATGTTAAAATTACTAACAGTGATTACGGACACATTTCCGGAAGTTGCTGTAGTGATAGGAGTTACAGTTACAGAAAATACAGCGTTAGGGAATGGAGTAGGATACACAATGTTATTGTTCTCGCCACTGGGAATAACGCCACTTTGTCCCCATTGCATAATTAGCCCATTGGGGAATGTTTGATAACCGTTGTTAGTGATTTCACCTGAGTTAAGTGTGCTGTACTGCACTCCTAATGTTTCTACACCTTGCTCAATACCAGTTAGTGCTGCTTGAATATTGGCGAAATTGGTTCTAAAAGGTTCTGTACTGTTCGCTTGTCCGGGGACAGGGAACTCGACATTAATGTTGTTGATATAATTACTAACTGTGGTATTCGTAAGCGACATGTTTTACTCCGTATCTCTATATTTAAGTGTTTGTAAGGGCAGTTATGTGGTATTTGATTACGCGGTATAGTTACCAGAAGATTTAAAAGTATGTACCCAATGAGTAACTCCCGAAGCAGTGAAACTATTAACAGTACCGCCAGTTCCTATTTGACTAGTTGCTGTATAGGCTATGATAACAACGCCCGACCCGCCCGCATATCCGCAATACCTTGATCCACCGCCACCGCCACCGCCAGTATTAGCAGTTCCGGCAGTTCCTGGTTCTACTATTGTAGAACTGTAAAAATACCCACCGTACCCGCCACCGCCCCATCCGCCCGGTGCTCGTTTGCTAGAACAAGTAATGTACGCAGTATCGTAACCCCCTGCACCGCCTCCTGCAAAATAAACAACATTATTAATAACTTGCCCTACACTCAGCGATGTAGCAATACTTGCAGTAATAATTGTTGTAAATGTTCCAGTGCCGCCTCGGTATCCGGAACCCGTTAGCAAACTCGTCGAACCTGCACCTCCCCCGCCGTTACCGACTCCCCCTGCATTGGATCCTCCGCCCGGGTATCCTTGGCCGGGAGTACCTGCACCGCCACAAATAGTGGCAGGTCCACCGTTGCTCGACGCTCCGCCGCCTGATCCACCTGCTCCGCCACTAACGCCTAAAGAGGCTGAATGTTTACTACCTCCACGTCCGCCACCTACTGCGGAGATACTAAACGCACTACTAACAGTTCCTGTAGTAGCAGTTGAACCAACAACACCGCAATAACTATATCCGCCTGCTGAACCGCCCCCGCCGACTACTACAGGATATACTGTAGAACTTCGTACAAGTATTGTTCCTCCTAGCAAGCCACCGCCACCGCCACCACCGCCACAGCCATATGGGGAATATCCACCACCACCGCCACCGCCACCTGCAACAATTAAGTAAGATACTTTATAACCTAAAACAGGGACTGTTACAGAATTGCTAGTTGGACTGTATGCACTGGTGCCGATTGCATTAGTTGCATCGACTTTAAACGCATAAGAAGCACCTTGAGGAATACAATTTATAGTAATGCTTCCTGACCCTGTTCCTATATAGGTACCTGAATAACATCCTGGCACGCTAACAGCGGTGTAACTTGTAATAGTACTCCCGCCGTTACATGCTGGTGCGGTATAATTAACTGTTACCTGCCCTGGAGTACAAGTAGCGGCAGCAACTCCTATAGTAGGAGCACATGGGGCAGATGCTGCGGTTACTATCGAACAGCCACAGTAATATCCGAAAGAGCCGTGCCCTTGGCAGTTAGTAGCATATATTTTAAAATTGTAGGCGGAACCATTCGTTAGGCCAGTAAATGACAACGTTCCGGAACTTGCTGTAGAATTAGTAGTAGTTGATATACAGCCGGGCCTGCTAAAAGCAGTGTATCCAGTTATAGCACCGGGATATCCAGTAAAAGCCGGTGCCGAATAAGACAAGGTCATACTGCCACTAGCCCTAGAACCTGTAGTGACGCTAGTAATTGTGGGCGCCCCTGGAACAGCGTTAGACACTGAAAAACTAACACCACTTATACTAAATCCACTTCCGCCCGTAATAATCATGCTTGCTGACCCTTATTAGATTATTTATCGAGTAACTATTAAACAAACCACGTGATAATCGAGTACCGCGTTCCTTTTGTTACTGGCATAACTTCGTGCGGAAACATGAAATTGCTAGGAAACATTAGTACAGAGCCTTTAGACAATTTATATTTTAGTTCTCTGTTAAAAAACGCAAATTCTCCACCTTCGAAATCGTCATTTAACATAAATGAACAAGACACTGCTCTATTTTTATCTTTAAAAGAATCAGTATGTTGTATATACTTCTGCCCTTTATCATATTTCAGTAATTCGTACCCAGAATCTTCTTGTATCTGAGCATCGGGGAATAGTTTATTATATTGCTGTATAGAAACGCCGGCGCATTGGAATATTTCGTTATCTAGTGCTTTCCTTACAGAAAAATTCTGATCTATAATTTGGGGCATTGACACTGGGACACTATCAACATCTCTAATTGTTTTGTCAACGACACCGTTACCTACTAATGCAGAGTTCCAAATATTTGAAGTATTGTATTCATTTACTATTCTGTCGCAGAGGTCGTCTGGCACAATGTTATCGAATACAATGATATAATCTTTTAAATTTCGTAGATGTATCGGGTTAGGCATTATGTTCTAAGGTATACATTGATTCCCAAACAGATATACATGACGTTGCCCAATCCGGTAATTCTGATATATCTAAATTTGGTCTTGTATCTTGATATTCGATCCATCCCGTATCGGTCATCCATTGAAGTACATGTACATCTTGTGGTATTCCGCAACTAGATAAATCCAACCCAAGGTATGTTCCTTGATCTCTGTAAACAGCACCGTCGTCGACAATAATAGTTAATCTATTACTCTCCATTAGACTCGTCCTCGATATTTAGAATATTTTTGTTTAGATTTTCTATGCTGCCAGTAGTCATTGCTACAAATAACTTTTGGCTCGCTTCGTTGGCTTTGACCATTTCGTTTCTAAAACTTTCAACGGCAGCACCGGTTTGTCGTTGCTGTCCTGAATTTTCTATCAGAAGCATTGGCATCAATGCCATTGCACAATTCCATTCATCGACTCTATTCCCTGTGTTTATATCATAGCCTTCGACTTTCATAAACCAAGCGCATTTAAGTTTAACACATTCTTTTTTAAGTAATGGACAAAAATTTTCTCTTTCTAATTGCATGTGATATATTATCCTTATATTTTGTATATTTAATAAGGTAATCAGAGACTGAAAAATTTTAACTTTTAATAGCAACAATAAAATCTATATATTGCACTGAAAAATTATATGGATTTCCTGTATAACTAACGGTAGAAGAAGTATATGCATGGGTATGAGAAGCAGTAGCACATCCAGATAAGATACTAGTACCGGTAAAGGCTTGACATGCGTATCCACTACCTGACCCTGGTACAAGGTAATGAGCAAGTTGATTACAAAATGAACCTGCAGAGCCTGAATGACTATGGCTAGCCATTGCACAGGTACCAATTACAACGGGACTAACTCCGCCGCTGGCTATTGTTGCAGATGTCACGGCCCAATTACCAGACGTGAACACAGAATTAAACGGCTGACTGCCTCCTGTGCCAGGAGTGCCTGTAACAACTCTTAATGAATAACAATTATATAAAGATGTACACTTAACCCATCCTGTCGGTGCACATGTTTGATGAAAAATTGTCTTTGCTCCACATGCTCCTTGACCGACGGGAAATGCTAATAAAGTAGGCATATTTTAATTCCTTTGTGCCATGATTACATCTACGTATTGAATTGCAAATGAAGAAGTTGACATAACGAATGACCCTTGTGGTATTTGAGAAGGACTACCATAATTGGGAATAAACGGGTGAGTGTGTCCGACTCCGCTCCCTGCAGATCCACTAGTTTTAGTAGAGTACCCTGAGGTTCCTACAGTATAGCCACTTGCTGCAGAAGCCCACACGCCTGGCTCATATGAGCCAGGATTTGATCGAGTTGAAAGTGAGTGTTCATGATACGGCGTAGGTATTCCGGAGGGAGCAAGGCTTACGCTAGTTATTATAAATGTTCCTGTTTGCGAAGAAAATACACTAGAGGTATTAGATGAGGTAAACACTTGATTAATAAAACCAAAAGACCCTCCTGTACTAGGAGTTCCTGTTACTATTCTGATAGTATAATCGTTATATGCAGTAATTTTAGTCCAATTTATCGGCGCAACTGATTGCCTAAAAATACTTACAGTGCCTGATGCTAACTCTTGTGCCATATAATTTAGTATCCGTAGGTTGCAAATATAGAGTCAACATATTTTACAGACATGTTCAAACTCGATGATATAAGAACAGTACCTGACGATCCTGCATGGCAGTGCGCCCCGCCTCCGCCCGCACTTTGAAATGTAGCACCGCACCCTGTATAGGATGCAATGGCAGAACTAGCCACACCGCCCGATTCTAATATTTCTGTAGAATAACTATAATACGAATGAGTATGTACAGGAAGATTTGCCGTGCTAAGTGTATATGATCCTGCACTACCTATATTAGATGTTGTGACAGTGGCAGTTGCAGTGTATGAAGACATTGCTGCGGTGTAGGATACAGTGCCTGATGGATTTGTAACTCCGGCGGTTATTCTGATAGCACGGTTATTATAATTAACAGTATCTTTAACCCATCCAACAGGCGGAGTTGCCATTAAAAATAGCATAGTGGATCCTACAAATTCTGCATTGTAAATAGATCCACTTTGATCTATTGTAGAGTATCCAGTATATCCGCCATTAACAGAAGAAAACCTAGGCATAGTTTAATAAGTTGAGTATTGTCCTAGTACTGAATAAGTACCGTTGATATTTAATATACCGAATGAGAAAATATCTGTATTATTGGCTGTACCACTCGGTGCCGATGCTCCGCCGAACCACAATACTGTAGCAGCAGTGCCATTTATCTGAACCGCAGTTGGTGCATATGGAGTACTACCTTGAACTACGATAACTGTGACAATCGTACTTCTATTTGGAGTTGTGCTAAGATTTATAAAATTAGCAGTCCAGTTTGCAGTTGGGCTTGTTATATAAATTACAGACCCTGAATTCATGTTATAAGAAACAGTACCACTTGCACCTGATATAGGCTGTATGACATCTTGTACATTGGTCGAAGTAAATGTAGCACTTACTAATAAGTTAGTTGTAGATATCTGAGCAGCACCGGATATAGTACCACCTGAACCTAATGTTGCGGAAATAGTCCCGCCGACATTTAAGTTGCCACTAATACCGACTCCACCGTTAACTACTACTGCACCTGTAGTAGGAGAAGCACTAACGGTAGTTGCAGTATTAACAACCATTACAATAGATGATGGATTAACAGAAGTAGATGTTGAATTGCCTGCAACAACAAATTTAATTGCAGTGCCAGTAGTCAATGTGCCTAATACTAAATTACCTGTGTTGGTGGAAGTATTTTGACCCATTAACACATAACCATCTTCTGCACCTAATGTAGTGCCTAGTGAATTAGGTTGTGTGCCAGTCCAGCCTGCGCTTGTAATACCCATGTCAATGAAGCCGCCTGACACAGATGTAACATTTGAACTCGCTACAACGTCTGTGGATGCAGAACCGCCATTGTTAATATTTTGAATATTAAATTCGCTGTAGCCATTGATATTGCCTGTGGCTTGAATTACAGTTTGTGGGATAGGAGTATAACCAGTTACACCTGCATACAACGCATTTGATCCGCAAGGGCTAATGCCGTAAAATACGCTAGTAATACCAGTTATAGTACTGCCAACATTTAATGATCCGCTAATACCAACTCCACCATTTACTAGCAACGCACCAGTATTAGTTGATGTCGATGATGCAGTATTAGAGATAATAACCTGTTGTGTAGAAGTCCCTGAGAATGAACCAGTAGCCCCTTGACTGCCTTGTGCGCCACTTGGTCCTTGACTACCCTGAGATCCAGTTGTACCAGTACTTCCTTGAGATCCGTTAGTTCCATTAGTACCTGCGGTACCTTGACTGCCTTGTGCTCCACTTGGGCCAGAAGGGCCGCTTGCGCCTTGAGCACCAGTACTTCCTTGAGATCCGTTAGTTCCAT